CTATTTTGTGATTTCGAGACTGCACTTCGGTAGCCAGTCAGCATTGCATTCTTCTCTAAGTGCCAGATTGGTCTGCATTCCCTGATTGGTCCGCCGCTTCTCGTACTGCAGCCCATACTCTTTCAGCATTAACGGCAACCCCTTGCCAAACATGGTCAGACTGAGCGTGTTTTTATAGCCGTTGGCTTCCATGTAGACCAGATAAGCATGGTAAAGGTATGTACGAGGCTGACGTGGGACAATATTGGCGTTCCCCATAAACATGCCGTTGGTGTCAGGTAATGCCTCAAGGTAGCCACAAAAATCAAATGCTGGATCAGCATCACGCTTGATGGTGAGAGCCTCATCAGAATTCTGCTGCGACTGAAGCAATGTTCTGGCGCTCATCGGATCGCTGAAACGCTGCATGAGCTGACGAACAATCACAGCCAGTTCTCGTGCAATTTTATCTTTCAGCTGCGGATCGCGTTCTTCCGGTGCTATCTGCTCAGGAAAATGCAGAATAACTCTCCTGCGGGACACACCACCACTGCGATCAGTGAAGCGCATAGGATTATTATTTACGGCCAGGATAACCGCCGGAATATGTGTTGAATAAGCATTCTGATATTTGGGGTCCACAGATACTGCATCGCCACCAGTTATAGCCTTAAGCCCGGCGCCGTCGCCGCTCCACTTCTCCTGATCAGGCAGGCGAATAAGAGAAAAACCTATCAGAGCCGCACGTTCTCGCGGGGACTCCAGCGTTTCAATGGTCGCAGAGGTGGCGTTATCCTCTCCAGCAAGCATGGTCGCAATTTCAGCCAGAATACTTTTGCCACTTCCACCAGGGCCAGTCACTTCCAGAAAGAGCTGCCAGTCATAGCGGTTCGCCAGCACCATAAATAACGCTGCAAGAATAATGTCGCGCTTTGCTGGCTTGTGTCCGGCGGCCCGGTCCAGCCAACGCCAGAATGCCGGGGCATGAGTTTCAAGCGTTTCCCCTTTTACCGGTGGCGTGAAATCGACTTCACACACGGTACGCAGCCAGTTCTCTTTACAGTGCGGACTAAAAAGCCCTGTTCGCGTATCGAGGACGCCATTACGAAAACCAATCAGATGACGTGCCGGATTTTGCTGCTGCGGAACAATTAACTTTAATGTTTCCACCAATGAGGCAATTTTTCCTGAGGAAAACGGTGCACCGAGGCGCTGGAAAAGGGCTGCGACATCTCGGGCAAAATCTGACTGAGAAATCACTTTCCACGCTCCAGACTCGTAGCGGGATAAAAGCTGTCCGTTCGGATCAACCGCCAGTGCATCCCTGTAATGCTCCCGAACCCTCTGAGCTTTTTCGCTGACACTCATCGCTGTGAATTCTGCTTCACTCATTGTGTCGAAAGGACTGGCGTTATGTGGCTTCAAAGCCTCAAGAATTGCCTTCCGGGTGGATTCCTCTCCGTAATGGGCAAGCGCATCATTCCAGTCACCAAAAACCGGTGGCAGCACAATGTCACACTGACACGCTTTTGCAGCAGCTTCAGCCCTGTTCTGGCCTGAACCATTCAGATCTCGGTCCGCTGCAATAATTAGCTGATACCCCGGATACTTGTTATGGGCAACGCTGGCCAGAGAAAGAAAGTTGACCGACGAAAATGCCACCATGACGGCTTCTCCTGTCAGATGATGAATGGTAAGCGCCGTTGCGTAACCTTCTGCAATCCAAACCCTTCTTACAGAACTCCCGCCCCCTTCTATCAGATGATAGGCCTCCTTAACCTGACCTCCTTTAAGAAAACACTTGCTACCATTGCCACTGATAAGCTGAATATTCACCAGCTCCCCGTCAGCGTTATAGAGCGGGACGATCAAATCACCGGGGCGGAACATCACCCCACCGGTTTTATGAGCTGAAGTCAGCTCATGGCAAACATGCTCCGGGAAACCTTTATGTGTAAGATAAGTGTTTCCGGCAGATTCACGCGAGGCTTGCAGCAGTCGCGCGGCAAGTGCTGCCGCTGCATCTTTCCCGCTATCGGTATCGGCGGTTAACGTCCTGACTTCGGAATTAGCTATAAACAGACCATGTGTCAGTCCATGTATCCTGTCAGCTGCTTCACTGATATCCACATTCAGTGCCCTGGTGACAAGCGCTAAACCATCCCCGGCTCCGCACTGATTGCAGAACCATGTTCCGCGTCCTTCCTGATCGTCGAAGCGAAAACGATCTTTACCGCCACAGACCGGACAAGGCTGATGGCGATTTTTCAATATATTCACGCCCAGCGCTGGCAGAATCTGAGCCCAGTGACCGCGGGCAGCCTTCACGGCCTGACTGACTTTCATTCCTGACATGATGCAGTTCTCCCTCAGTGTAAAACCGGCTTTTTGATGTGACGGACGCATAACTCATCCATTACGGCTATCCCGAGCTGGGAGAGTGCGGGACAGGACATTAGAGGGCCGGATTCCATCAGGTCTGAAAGCAGGGCGCAGGCGATTTCCATGCCTTTTGTTTGCCCGTGCTGTCGCAGATAAAATCCTTCAAGCTCACGGGCAATAGCGGTTTCAATTTCATCCAGAGTGAGCTGCAGGTGGCGGTTTTGCTGATAGCAGGCACTCAACCAGGCGCAGGCTACCGCGCGGCGATACAACGCTACCCGAAGTGAAAGGGAAAGAGTGCGTGATTTCATTGCACCACCTCCATGTTCATCAGGTCATCCTGGCAACGCTGTACCACGCCATCAAGCTGCTCTGTCATCAGATAAATCAGGGAAACCAGTTGCTCACATTGAGCACTGGCAGGTTTTTCGTAGCAATCCTGAAGAACAGCCATTCCGGTGACAAACTCCCCCACGTTACGAAGATGCTTCAGGCGGACAATATCGTCATAAGAGATTGCGGCGTGATTCATCACATCACCTCCCGGACAGGCAGGCGAGCAGCAAGGCAAAGCACATATTCATGGACCAGTGAAAGACGTGCATGAGACTCATCGCTGGCGACAATACGCAGCATACTGATACGTGGTTTACGTTCTGCACGACGAACGGCGGCAAAAACAAATATAAATTGAGGATGTGATGGGGTGAGGATCGTAGCCATAAGGGCAATCTCCAATAAGTAGCGGTTATTGCCACCACCAGAGCTGCAAATCTCATGGGTGATGGCCCGGACGGGGTTTGCAGTACCGGCCTTATTGGAAACCGGCCAGCCCGAAGGCTGCCCCGCCCGGACCACCATTATCTGACAGGAGCCACGGTGTAAGCACCACAGCCCGAAAAATAGGTGTGCCTGAGCAACGACATAAAAAAACACGCTCGACGCGTGCTGTGTCGCCAATAAGTTACACGGGCTGCAAATCCCGGCTGCCGATTTTGCGGCAGCGGAAAAACTATAACTGGAAAGGTTGCCAGGACGCAAGCCACAAAAAAAGAGATGAGACTGCAAAGCCAGATTCACGCATGGACTCCTTGCTCGCGGGCTGCAATTCGCGCCGCCATCCATGCACTGACCTCCGACTGTACCCAGGCAACATTTTTTCCACCCAGGGAGATCTGCTGCGGGAAGGCATCACGGCTGATAAGGTCGTAGATGGTTGAACGGGATAGCCCGCAAAGGTGCATCACTTCAGGTAATCGTATGAAGCGCTCCTGCTGAGTCGGAACCGGGAGCACCGGAGCAGCTGGTGCCTGGGTGGAAACGGAAATAGTATGCATCTCGCTACCTCTCTAATATGTTTTCAGTAGTCCGGAGAATTCCATCCGGATTCAGGTAGTTCCTTATTATGTTTATATAAGCGGCTCGCGCATGCTTTATTTAATTAGAGTGAAATATTGCTTTCTCAAAAAATAAAACAGCTAAAAACCGGATAAAACGGACAAAAACAAATCATTCCTTCATGGAATATAATAAGGAACTTAAAGAATAAAAAAGTCTATTACACCAGGCAGGATCGCAGCTCAAGCCTGAACCAGACCATATCATTCCGGGCGTTACATCATAAGGACAAAGACGGCACCGGAATAATAAAAGGGCCAAAAAACATCCATAAAAAACAGTTCATCATATGTATTAATTAAATTAACGACTAAAAAATTAAATTACCCGCATCCTTCCGCATTTATCCGGATGTGTTTAATGAGCATCAGACAGATTCATTTTTATGGATATTTTCTTGAAATGCAACCGAGTGTAGGGAGGTTAAGTTTTGAATTTTCAAACAGACATAAGACACATTTTATACTGTATATTGAATAGTGTTGAATACGTGTGAATAGTGGTGATGAGTAAAAATCTAGTAATAAACTGAAATAAAGATCGCGACTCATATGAAAAACAAATATAAGTTTAAATTTATCTCTGTGAACAGTCATGAACAGTAGATGACCACTTTGATTTAAACACTACACTCCTTAATTCCATGTATTTACTATTCTTTTATAAAAGTGAACAGTAGTGAATAGTATGTATTAAAGGAAGGGTGAAGATCAGACATGACACCTTTCTCTGGCTAGCCAGAACAAGGTCATTGTTCAGTCACTGGCACAATCCTCATCGGTAGTGCGCTTGTATGGGCACCGGCACAATTGACTCAACAACAAAACACTACCGGAGCAGCCATGACAACTGTTAACCAGATCCCTGATGTAAACATTACACCTTCCCTCCCGCCGAAAATTCGCGAAGCGGTAGAAAAAGTTAAAGCAGCAAAAGCTGTCTGGCAGGAAGAACGGCGAAAACAAACTGAAGCCGCTGCAATGACTGAAACTATCCGTAAACGTCAGGAAGATACAAAAACGGAGACGCAGGCGCTTAATGATGAATGGCGAAACCTGTTTCGTGAGAATCAGGGGAATATGACGCCACGAATGAAAAAACTGCGGGCAGAAATCGCCCTCGGACGCGAAACACTGGATGAGTTCGAAGATTTGCTGGCAGCTCAGGCCGCAGAAAATGAATTCCTGCCATGGAAAACTGCGGATGCTGCAAACCGCTACATCAGCGAACATAATCGCCTGATTGAAACTCATGCAGTGTGGCTCTGGAATGAGTTTATGAAGGAACACGGCCAGAAACTTATTCAGATCCTTGGACTGCTGAAAATGACTCTGGGCCGAAGCGCATCTTCTGTTATCGGTGTAGTTCATACCGTAAACGACCCCGAAAGTGTGCTGAAGCAATTTATCAGCGAGCAACTCACCACTCCGGCACTGTCCTGTAACGTATCTTCAACGGATGATATTGCCCTGCCGGGGATCAGCATTTATGCGGACGATAAAGCCATACAGGATGCCAGACAATCACCCAGCCCTGCAGCGCGTTCCCGGATGCTTAAACAGCGTGACATGGTTAAAGGGGGCGAGAAGGAATGAATACCGGAACCATTACTAAGGAAGCTCTCAACGATTACCGCGCGGCGATAAAAAGCTGGCTGACACTACGTAATGTGCAAAGTACCAGCCAGCTTCGTCTGGCGGCTTTGCTGGATACTGAAGAAAAACCCGCAGCATATGCCAGCCAACTTGAGGATCTTCGTGAGCATCTTGTACTCCTCGAATGGCAGATTAACTGTGCCGCCCGGGATGGTCTTTATGCTCACCAGATTGTGCTGGAAAGCTGTGTTACAAGCGCAACTGAAAACTTCATGAGCGAGCATGGTGATGCACTCACTGACGCTCTGGCTCCTTTTCTTTGCGCACCATACGGGCTTGAGGCGGCAATGAAAATATTACGAACCGCTGTAGCCCGACAAACGGAAGTCCGTACTCCGGTAATTTCAGCAGCATATAAGAGCATTATCGACGAAACCGGATTAACGGTGGATGCATCAATGCGCGCTGATGCTTCAGCCAGTTTCACCCCGGCACAACATAAAGTTTTCCTGGCCCGCCTTAACCGACTTAATGAAAAAGGAGTGTGCTGATATGGCCCTGAAGTGTCCTGAATGTGGCGCGGTCGCTCACGCTAGAACCAGCGCCTATGAAGCTCCGTCGGTTAAACGCTCATGGTATCAGTGCCAGAGTCTGGAATGTTCCTGCACATTTACCGCACTGGAAAGCGTGGATACGATAATTATGAAGCCTCGGCGCAATGAACAGGCATCAGACAAAGCAAAAATGCCGGAAAAACAACAGCAAACTCTCAATCGCTATGGCTCCGCGTCAAAGCTGTCAAACCGTCAGCAAATTCCTGTCTGATTAGCAAAATACGCCCACGAAGTCTCGGTCCAGTACCGGGATTTTTTACGCTTTTTCCCTGGCTGGCCTGAGAGCGTATGAGTGCATATCTATGGCGCATGAAAACGCATGAGTCTCATGCGCCATTTTTGACGCGAAAGCCCTTGTGTGGTGGCTTCTGAGACGATTTAAGGGGTGCATGAAAACCAGTCTGTTAAGCGAAGCGGGCAGGCGGGCGGGGCTGCGCACGCTGAGGGGAAGTATTGAGATCGGTGAGGGGAAATCTGATTCATTAAAAAGGCCGCTTTCGCGGCCTGTTTAGCTAAAAGGCAATAGTGTGTCTAAATCGGTCCATCCTCAAAACGTATCGCGAATATCTTTCGGATGAACATTCAAAAGCCGATCTTCCGGTATCTGCTTCAGGTCGAAACCTTAGGCATCGCAACCCTTTAACGAAATTAAAATACTACTATTCATATGCTGTTCGCAACTCTTTTTTATAAAGAACGTGCTCAAGATCAGCATCTCCAGACCAGTTAAAAAAGATTACATTATTTTTTAAAGAATCAATTTCAGAATCAATTACTGCATTCGTAAATCTTTTTTGACCTGTATTTGCTTCGACATATGTTCTATAAATTATTCTCTTATGCTTAACTGTAAGATATGGGCACGTCATCATATCAAGGAATAGCATAAATGTTTCAGTGTCTTTTTTTATATCGTTCCGACCACTTATCAAACTCTGTATAGCAAGGACAATATCTTCTTTCATTTTTAGATAGAGAACATCATCGCCTATATAGTGTAACATGCTGCATATAGAAAAATATTCTAAATCGTAAAAACACTCATTCTCACTAATACCCAACAAATCCTTAAATTCATCTGGATTGAGTTTATACTGCTCCCCCAAACCTTTCATACATATAAGTAAGTTAGATAACTCCACTGGCCTCTCATGAATATTACCCATGCTTTTCATGCACATAAGAAGCTCATCAAAAGTATTCTTTTTTATAACTTCACTAATGTCTGAAGCTTGCTTATTAGCAAATGAATTTATTTCCAAAATAACTTGGCTAATTATGTATGTCTGTCGGACTCGAAAATCCATAGCATAAATAAAAAAAATCACCTCATTGAATATTGAGAAGAATTTATAAGTTATATCTTCTTTTCCTGACAGATCGAACATCCTCAACAGCCTAATTACTTTGAAAAACTTACTCTTAATCGCACTTATTAAGTATGAGCTAACAAGATCAAATGTGGTATTGTTTTTTCTAACCGCAATTTTGATTCGTTTTATAAATTTGTCCGCGTGTAGCTTTTTATTCCATACACCTTTCAATGGAAAAAGGTTATTCATATTTTCAGGCTGAATTTTGACGTCTGGATTTAAATTAACCATAGCTGTTAACTCATCCAACTTCTCAGTATGGATTAACGATCCATATAAATCCTCAATGATTTCTGCAATATCATTTTTAGCCATCGTGGCTCCAGTCACGAATGGCCTCTCGATAAATTCCTTTTTAGATTCATTCAAATAAAGCTTATATTTTTCGAGTTCATTTGCCAGTACAAATTCTATTAGCTTAAATGTTTCATCATCATCCGCAAATATAAAATAATCATCAACGTAACGTCTTATAGCATAGCTCTTATCTTTAACTATGCCTGGCTCAAGATTCAAATGAGACTCAACATTCAAGTCAACGCGCTGTAATATAATCTCCGCAAATATCCTTGAAAATTCAGGCCCAATTATTATGCCATTTGTTTCACCATAATTGGCATCTTGAAAAAGCTTATCCAAACAACCTTCAAAGCTGTTATAAGTTCTATTAACCTTAGAGAATTCTTTAGATTTTACAGCCCATGAAACGCTGTGTGTATATATATGACTAAAACACTTAGCAATATCAAGCTTTAAAAGTTTCCTAAACTTCCTTTCCAATCTATGAAATTCATATGACTCATAAAACTTATAGATGAAAGGATATTTCTTATATGAAAAATGGGAAGATGAGGAAGTTTCTTGGGAATCAAAGCCATGATTATGAAATTGTACAAGACCATCTTTTAGATTTATTCTACTTTTTAAGAAGTCCTTTTCGTAATAATAGCTCCCTATTTTGCTAGGATAACGTAGCGAAAACGGACTTTTTGTACACATATGAACCATCAAATGTTCATACTTATCATAAAAATCACAGATTCTTAACTGCGTTGAAGGATGTATAATGCCAAGGCTTCGAGAACTCGCCAGCCCCTTTTTTATTTTATAGGAGTAAGGGATGGTATAAGAATCCAGCTTAAGGCCTTCTGAAAATGTTCCGGGTAAAACTTTATTTTCAGAAATTAACTTATAGAAACCTTCGTTAGAAAAAAGGATAGGGACTTCATATGGTAAAATATCCGTGAGAAGTACTCTTTTATAATCACTCTTCGATATTTTAATTTTCATGAATCACCAAACCTTATTTATTTTAATAATATCTTCCCGTTTAAAAGAAGACAGTAGCCGTTTTTCAAAACCAGCCAAAAATGAGTATTTTTTAGGCGCAGTTAATAAGTTGTGACCTGCTGCTAAAATTTTTCTCCCCACCTCGCCCTTTGAAGAAAATAGCATCCTATTCTTAAATATATCAAGTTCCTTGAGCTGTGTTTTATCAGTTATATGTTGATAATTGTAATAAATTCCACTATATAAAGCATCAGTTTTATTACTATTGGAGTTTACTAATATATTACCAGTTAAATACTTTATTCTTTTCTTCAAGAGTTCTGCATCAGAATTATTTGAGTAATCTTTTACCGCAAGTGCAATCCTTCTTTTTATTTTCTTTATTTTCTCCTCCGAAATTCTGATCACAACATGACGACGCTGATTTTTTAATCCATGGTGTATAATAAATGAATATCCCAAAAACTCAATTTCAGAATGTTTAGTTGAAGTGTCCTCTATGGTATACTCACTGCACTTTCTTTCATTTAAATGTAATCCATTTGGTAAAATCCTTGAAAAATAATTTTTATAATCTGGTATTTTATAGAATGAAAAAACTATGATATCATCCACATATCTTGAAGCATAAAAAACTTCAGGCAGCCTCGCCAACTCAGCATCAAATTCCTCCATAAATATTTCTGATAAAGTCGCACTTAATCCCATACCACGGGGAAGTCCGTTATTTGCAGAGAAAGCGTTATGTTTAAAAAGACCATTGATAAATTTTTTAGTATTATGAGAAATAATCGGGTTATTATTAATTCTTTGGAAAACGATATTTTTATCTATTGATTCATAAAAACTCTTAATATCCAGCCTGTAAATATAATAATTTACAGGCTCACTTAACACTGTATTTACTTTTTTTATGATGTCATGTCTGTTGTTTTGTTTAACACTATACACACGCTTAATGTTATCATTTATTTTCCTGGCGACAAGTACATCCATAAAATCTTTAAATATATACACATTTTTGTTGTTAATTCTTGAATTTGAGATCGAACCAAATGAGTATGTTTCAATTGAGCCATTAACTTTATCAGCTATATATTTTTTATATTCAGCTGAATTCCTACCAATTTTGTATCTTTTTGGATCGGTTTTTTTTAAAAGCTTAATTAAGTTCGAAACGGAAAATGACTGGTTTAACATATTATAACCCCTTTTTTTTGCGAAGATAATCACTGTACCATTGCATCATCTTCTGCCTTTCCATAAGGTATATGGCATGATTATAAGTTCCTCTTATATTATTTCTATCAACATGAGCTAATTGGACTTCAATAAATGCTGATTGAAAACCTTCTTCATGCAAAATTGTTGATAACATATGTCTGAACCCGTGACCAGTGAGTCGGCCTTCGTAACCGATACGCTTGATAACTTGATTTATGCTAGCTTCGCTCATCGGTTTGTTCGGATCGTTCCGTCCTGGAAAAACATAACGATAGTTCCCTGTCATTATCTTGAGTTCATGGAGTAAATCTAACGCTTGGGTCGACAATGGCACAAGATGCGGCCTGCGCATTTTCATCCTTTCAGCAGGAATTTCCCAAATAGCGTTATCCAGATCAAATTCTTGCCATAATGCCGCGCGTAATTCGATGGTTCTCACGCCCGTAATCATCAGTAATTTCGTTGCTATCTGGACAAGCTTACTCCCGGTGTAACTCTCTAAGGCACGCAGAAATTCGGGTATCTCATCAGCTTTTAGGAACGGGAAATGATTGGATTGGTGCACTTCGAGAGCGCTGGAAAGATCTGCCGCAGGATTGTACTCCGCTCTACCCGTTGCAATTGCGTAGCGAAACACTTCAGAGCAACGCTGACGCACTTTCCGCATTTTCTCCAACGCACCACGTTTCTCAATTTTACGCAGTACGTTCAGCAGCTCTAGCGGTTTAATCTCACTCACAGGCCTTGTTCCAACATAAGGAAAAATGTCGTTCTTAAACGCTTCCATGATGTCTGATGCATATCCTGCCGACCATTTAGCAGATTTAAGTTGATGCCACTCTCTGGCTATCTTTTCGAAGGCGTTCTCTGACTCTGCTTGCAGAGCCAGCTTTTGCTCTTTTCGAACATCACTAGGGTTCTTTCCTTCTGCCACAAGTTTTCGAGCTTCATCACGACGGGAACGAGCATCGGCAAGAGTGATCGTTGGGTAAACGCCAAGCGAGATCATCTTGGGTTTACCGGCATAGCGATAGCGGAACCGCCAGCTCTTGCTTCCATTAGGTTCTATAAGCAATGACAAGCCTTGCCCATCCCCAAGCGTATAGGGTTTATCTTCAGGCTTAGCGCGGCGAATCTGCATATCGTTTAAAGGCATGTGTATAGGAATCCATGACCGAACAGGAACATATACACAATCCTATACACATTCTTTATCGGATTCTACTGGATGGCTGCGGACGATGATGGACTAAAAAACGGTAAAATCGTTATAAATCAGGGTATTTATGGATGAATACGGACATTTGGGGAAGTTGAGATGGTGCCGATAATAGGAGTCGAACCTACGACCTTCGCATTACGAATTATAAGAATCCGCTTCTAATTCAAAGCATTACCCCATCAACACCGCGCTCACACGTCCCACTACATCAAAACATGTAAAGCCTTGCAAGCCATTGCGAGGCTTTATGTGTCTCAGTTTTGTCCCACCTTTTATTACGACTTGCATAGCCAATGAAGATAAACGTGACGACAAACGGCGCAGCAATCTTCCTTTCTTTCACACTTTCCCAACCCAGCATGTATACTTTTCTGCCATAACTAAAGTGAATGCCTGTTATGAGCAACAAACAGGCATTAGCGCCGCTAGCATATTAGCTACCATTCGACTGCCACACTTAAGATTGATTTCTTAAGTATAACCCGGTTTCTAATACTACTTATATATTCAGCTCTGAGATTCATTTTTATCTCGTAAAGCTAGTTTTATGACTTCCTGTTAGCTGACTGTCTTCATAATAAAATGCTCCACTAAACTCCTGTCGACCATAATGATGACTTGATATGAGTGAGCCCCCTATAACGCCCTTTTCACCTAATAATGTCCAAACGATTTCAAAACCATTGTCCCTTAACATTGTTAAAAATGGTTCTTTTTTAACAAGTAGATGCGGCTTTGAAGCATATACAGCTTCAGCTGCAAAGCAAACCATAGTTCCATTTTCATCATTGAAGCTACCCTCTACTTCCCCACTTTTTAATCCCATCTTTTCAAAGATTAAGTTACTAGGCTTCAAAAAATTCAAAGTTTCTATTTTTGATTTGTCGAACTCCTCTTCCCACAAATAATTAATCGAAGTGACACTAACATCAGCTATCTTAGCTCCAGACTCCCGGTCTGTTACCGAAGTCCAGTCAGATCTACTATAATAATCTGATTTAAAAGACTTAAATGCTTCGGACCAATAGTACTCCCTATTAAATAATTGGTATCTATCAGTACATTCCGGCATCCACCTGCCCATAAAGTCTTGAGCTATTGCCCAACATCTAAAATTTTCAAATTCTTCAACTTTAACGATATAACTTCTGATCTGATACCAAACCTCTTTTCGTGGGTGCCCCCAATCATCGTTTCCAATAATTTTTGGTTCTTTCCATGATGGATAACTTTCTAATACTATCCATTCATCACCATTATCATCTTTAACTTCAATAAAAGCATATGAATTAGTTATAGTAGTAGAACTTTTAACCCAGTCTTCATTAGAGCAAGTCCAATCAAACACTTCATCATTAAGCCACCACATTTCTTTATTGCTTATTTTTTTCGTTCCAGTTTCTTTAAGTAAGATAGTGGGATCTATATCTCTTACGTAAGGCTCCCATGGCCCTTGGTATGGATTTTCCTTTCGTTCGTCACCATAACCTTCAAAACGAGTAAAATTATCGGCTAGCCTTGCCATGTATTCATAATAAGCAATCCATTGGTATTTTTTACCAATCCGTTCTTGGAATGCCTCTCTACGTCCACGTCCAGTTCCTATTTGTTGGTCAAAATTACCATGCTTCTCCGGATCCCAACCAAGCTCTATAACACGATTGAATATAAATTGTTGAGCTAGTCGAAGATCAAAGTGTTTATCAGTTTCCAGCAGATTATTATTATGATCCAGGTATGGCTCTATTTCATTTTCAAACTCACTTAACAGATCGTATGACAATGAATTCTTAAATAATTTCTTGCTCGCCTTTATTTCTTCCTGTGCTTTTCTACCGACCACACGACCAAATTTAATTCCTTCGCATTTATCATCATAAATGAAAGGATCTGTGGCATCATACAAGTCTTTTTGTTGATCAGTTAGTTTACATTTGAAAGTTTTAAAAACTTGCTTACGGTCAACAGGGGTTTCATTAAACTTGCAACCAGACCAATCAGAATGATTATAATTTGTTCCAATAGTATATCGTGAAAAGTCACCATCTTCCATAATAGAGCTCCAGAGTTCCCGATAAGGTTCTTTATCATAAAGGGACTCTAGTTCCTCTTTTGAAGGAATCTTGTCAGGCCAAATGCTGTTGTAGGGTGGTCTAGTCTTGGATAATTCAATGCTTTCAAGTTCCAATCCAAGATGATTAGCAAATTCAATAATCTCTCTAGCATAATCTCTAAGTAATATATTTGGATACACATACTTAGAACAAAATACCTTTTGGTAAACAGTTTCGGCTAAATATTTTAGTTCTTTAATATTATCAGTTCGCAATGTACAGCCTAATGCAACTGCAAATATTCTTTCCCAAACGTAAGGATCATTTACACCATAAAACTTATCAATTATTTTTCTCAATACAGGAATTCTTGGCTCGAGTAAACTCACTAAAGCCTTAGTTGAGCAATCTCGAAGTTCTCGGTTACTAGAAGTTAA